AAGCATTGAAGCCTAACATGATGCTGCCCAGGCCCGCGACCAGAACCGCCACCAAGCTGTCTCAGTGTGTATACGCCACCTTGTACGCCAGTTCTGGGATCTCCAGCTTGTTTTTCTATGCTTTGCATTAACGAATGATCTTCAGCGCACCCAATAACAACACTGTTTGAGCCAAATTGTTTTGAGATGGTTGCCATTTTCATGTGAGCGTTTCTTGTTGGGTTTCCTCCGCCTGCTGCGAAACAGAATATGGTTCCAAAGACCGTGGTATTTGTTGCAAACAAACCTGCGACAGAGTAAGCTTTTCCTGAATCTGGTCCTCTGGCGGGCGTACTATGCACAACCAAGGGAGTTCCTAATACTCCACCTCCTCCAACTGCGTTCGTTCCGTTTATAGCGTCTTCTAGTGATACTTTGCTTGTGCTTCCACTTTGAGGGTCAACTGCTAAAAAAACCGTAGAAGCGGCGGTTCCTCCAGTTCCAATAGTTATACTATCCAATTCCCGTATTCTTTTGTTTGCCATAATCCTGTAATTATATTACACTAACTTTTTTAATTCAACAAATATTCAGAACAACTAAAATTCATGTGTAAATATTAGTGTCTAAAAAATAAACAAAAGGAGATTGAAATGAAGAAAGAAATTGACGTTATACTAGACTTAACTAAACAATTAAGAGAAGCAGACAAAGAAATTAAAAAACTAAACCGCATGATAGAAATGATTTGCGAGGGGTATACGTTTGTTAAAACGCAGCTTCCACCCTATAATAAAAAAGAAAAATAAACCCTTAACAAAAGGAATTGCTATGCAGATGTCCGAATTAATATCTATATGGTATAAGGAGTTTTGTATGAAGAAAAGAAAACCCGTGCCATCCTTTGAGACCTTCAAGTCTCTTATGGCGAAACTAGAGTATGACCTTGAGTGTGTCATAAAATACTATGATGAGAATTTTGCAGAAACCCCTAAAGAAGAAAGGAAAAATCATGATTAATTTACTTAAAGAAATTATCGACGTGGTTGTGGATTTGGTCCGCATGCCAATCGAGTGGATACTCAAAGTATTGAGAGTTAAATAAGGTTTTTAACTATCGAGAGATACTTAGCCCGCTTCGGCGGGCTTTTTTATTGTGTAAGTTTATATATGAATGACAGATTGACAATAGTAAGCATACTACTTTTAATATTCTACATGGGATGGTTTATGTGGGAGCAAAACGAGTTAATTAAAATGCAAAGAGAAGATATAAAAAAACAAGATGAGATCATTCTACAAATGGAAAGATTAATTGATACGCAATTTGAATATATAGAAAGTTATATAACTCCAAGATATAATAGACCACAAGAAGAAGAGTCCCCTATATATAAATCAATATAATATTAACCAGTATAATCCTTATGATGCCCTCTGTGACGATCAGGGAGGCTCCACCCATGATTCAAGCAAAAGACTTGTTATGTTCATGTCCTTATTGTAAATCAAGAAAATCGTCGATAGATCCTATTCCTATCCCGCAGCATTTTAACAGATGTTGGAAATGGACAAGGCCCAAAATTAGTACGCCGCAAAAGTGGATGAATATAGAACCTTATGGAAAATGCTATATAAATGATTATCAGTCAAAATTTCTTAATCCTCAATGGTTATGGATAAAGTATCTAGGATGGAGTTATATTATTCCCCAATACAAATATCATATATATACGAAAAAATACGGTTGGCTTTATCTTCTTCAAAAGAATGGTTATAACCTAATATATAATTACAAAACTAAAGAATGGGATTATATGGAAAATTATTCAGACGAAAGTTGAAATAGCCGCGATTGATTATATTATGAATATATGACAGACGAAAACAAAACGGAGGCTCCCTCTAGGGATGAAGCAATTACTGCGATGGCTAATCAATATCTTAGCAATGCTACGCTTGGAGAGGCGCTATCGCTTGTACCATTTTCAACGCTTGTACAACTTGTACAAAATCAAGCTATGACTCAAGCTCAAAGAGAAGTAGATGGAATGACCGACGAGCAAGTTGCAGATCTAATTAAAGCTTCCGCACCTCCAGAAGGCGACGAACAATAGCGTTTAAGTTTTCACAAACTATACGATCTACAGTATAGTTTCCACCCTTGGTTTTTATAGAGAAACCATACTCTGTATCTGTATCTTTAATTAATTGAGAGATATAGTCATGCGCTCCGTATCTCTTTAACCAGTTCCAATACATGGTGCGAGTTCCAGCTTTGCATTCTAGCAAGATGTCTTCAAAGCCATGAATTTTTGCAAATAAAGTTACGTCTCTAAAGCAATAAACCTCACTAGGCGGTTCTGTTAGGCAAGACTC